AACAGAAGCTTCAACATCAATTTCCAATATTGATAGAGTAGGTGACCCAGTTGGACCAGCTGTTCAACTTCCAATGTTACCAGCCGCAGAATCAACAGCAGTTGATTGGGGAGGAGACTCTTTGAATGAGGTCCAAGCAACCTTTGCTCAAATTGCAATGGACACAATGGAGGCAGGTTCTGAGGGAGACATTGGTGGAGCATTCAAGCAATTGATCGGAGGAACAACTAATTTTGTTACGCAAATTGCAAGTGATGACACTATAAAGGCAAAAATCAAAGCTTATTTTGCTGGTCAAGCCGTTGGTGCAAACATTCTTACTCGTTCAACTGGTTCAATTATTAACCCAAACCTAGAATTGTTGTTTAGGGGTCCCAAATTAAGACAATTCAATTTTAATTTTAAATTGAGACCAAGAAGTGCAAGTGAGGCTTCGATTGTAAAACAAATCATCAAGTTCTTCAAAACAAACATGGCTCCACAAACAGGTGGCCAAAACTTGTTCCTCCACACACCAAATATCTTCAAGATTGAATACATTTATTCTGGAGGAGGTCAACATCCATATCTAAATAAGATTAAACCATGTGCTCTTACTAATTTTAGTGTAAATTATGTTCCTGATGGTTCTTACATGACTTACCAAGATGGATCAATGACTGGTTATGACATTGCCCTGGGAATGAGTGAAATCCGTCCTATCTACTACGAACAACAGATTAACGCACCAGGAGTTGGTTACTAATGGCTAAAAAGTATTTTAGATATGTTCCAGATTTCGATTATGTAAGTCGTCTTCCTGGTTCAAAAAACATTTCTGATTATGTAGAAACCAAAAACCTTTTTCGTAGAGGAAAGATTCGTCCTGACATTTTCAATGATCTTTCTTATTTCACCAAGTATAAGATCATTGGTGACGAAAGACCAGATAATGTAGCATATAAGTTATACAGTGATGAGAATCTTGATTGGTTAATCATGTTATCAAATAACATAATCAATCCAGAAAATGAATGGCCACTTAGCCAACAATCATTTGATAACTACCTACTTTCAAAGTATGGTTCTTATGAGAACATCTACAACACTCATCATTATGAAACTCAGGAAGTAAAAAATAGTTCACAGAGAGTTATCCTCCAAAAAGGATTAGAAGTTCCTCAGGATTTCTCTGTTACCTTTTATGATAGTGGAAGAAGAACAGAAGTGGTAGCTACCAACGTTACAGATGCCATTTCAAACTATGAATATGAAAACCGTATTCAAGAGAACAGAAGAAACATCTTTGTTTTGAAACCATTCTATCTGAATGTTGTAATTGAAGACATTCAGAAGTTTATGCCTTATCCAGAGGGAAGTTCTCAATATGTTGATTCAACTCTGGTAAGAGGAGAAAACATCAGACTTTATAACTGAGCATAAAAAAGAGAACCATTTCTGGTTCTCTCAAGAGATTAACTATCTGCAAGTCTTGAAAAATAAGCCATCGGATCATCATCTTCATCTGATGAAGTTGTTTCCGTTCGACTTTGAGAAGCCTTATAAGACTCTTCCAGTTTTTGCATCACTTCCGTTTCACTCACAGTTTTCTGTTCAGAAGCTGCGTAGTTGTCATACTCAGTTTCTTCATCAACTGTCAATTTACGGGTTGACTTGTTACCCAGAACATAATCCAAACGTTTCTTCAGTTCATCATAAGTTTTGAACTGATCGGCAGCTGTGATTGCACTGAGAGAATATTGTTTCTTCCAGATTGCTTCGAGTGCATCGTCATCATCCAGAAGGGGACCAGGACGATCAAACTCAGACTTATCATAGTTCCAATAACCATCTTTCTTCTGCAACTTCAGTTTGAAGTTAGCACCCTGCCAGAAATCGAAGGGATTGATGGGAGTTTCATCTTCAAACTCAGGTTGCATAACATCCATGATCATGTTGAAGATCTTCTTACCAAACTTGTAAAGAAAAACCTTACCCTCATTTTGAGGATTGGCGGGATCCTTTACAACATAGATGTTACTGTAGAAAGAAAGTTTACGTTTTTGAGCACGAACTGTTTCTTTATCCTTATCATTACCACTGTTCCACAGTTCCCTGTTGAGTTCACTCACTGGATCCTTACCACCATTGGTAGTCAGAGAGTTCTCAATGTACCACCCACCAGGACCCTGGAAAGCGTGTGAGAACACCTTAGCCCAAGGAAGATCCTCTCCATCCACAGCGGGAAGGAAACGAATTACAGCATAACCAGTACCAGATTTATCCATTTCAGGTTTCCAGTAACGATCATCAGCAGATCCACTGGAACCAGAGTTCATCTTCTCAACCTCCTTAACCAGTTTAGAGGTTAGGTTTCCGAGAGAAGAGTTCTTTTTTAGTTGATCAAAAGACATTTGTGTACCTTGTATTTGTTAGTATTTGGCTTGTCCCTTAGCTTTTAGAGGATTGGGTAGCCTCTCCAGTTATTATAACAGATTCACGACTCCATGATTGATTTCTTCATGGTGTTGATAGTTTTTGTCATGTTACTAAAAACATAGTTCAGATCCACGTTCTGTGGAAATCCCAGTTGCCTTGCAGAAGCGATGATACTCTCTTTCATCTGTTTGGCTTCTGGATCATCAGATAAACTCATCCTTGTGTAAAGAACTTGTTGTTTGGTAAGAAGTTGCTCAAGGAGTTCAACGTGATACAACTTTTCCTCTTGATTCATCGATGGAAAAGTGAAAACATTTTTATAAATCTGATCTTGTAGTTCAGAGATTTCTTTCAATTCCTCTTGAACGAACTCTGATTTGAAAAAACTCATGAATCTCCTACTACTATTTGTTTAAGAACCTTTTTAAACTTGAATACATCTATATTTACAAAGGAATGATATTTTTTTATTAGAGAACTGACGGTTTCCCACACTGGGTCTTGGAGTTTCTTATCAAGGTCTTTAACAAAGAAGAATATTTTATCATAGATCAACAGAGTTTCCAAAGAAATCTCTTTTGCTAGATATTTCTTCAGAATAATTGGGTGTCCTGAAGAACAATTGAAAACTTCATCGACTTTATGTTCACCAAACAATTGTTCTGATTCTTCTTTGAAGAGATAACTCAAAGACTGAATCTTTCTCTTCCATTCTGTGTAATTCTTCTCCCCATTCTGAACAATCTCACCAATCCAGAGTGTTTGGGGGTCATCACAAGTGACAAAGTTGGAAACAAAAAAATCAACAACTTCTCTATCATCTTTTTGTCGTGATAACTTCTCGAAGAAGAATCGATCTTTCCTTTTATAGAAAGAATTTAGAGATGCTCGTGATTTACCACAATACTTGTGATAATCATATGATTCTCTTGTGAAATGATTCTTTAATCCAAGATATGATTTATAACAATCGAAGGGTTTCACTTTGGGAATCATAAAGGAAGTTTAGCATGTGATGTTTTCTTCAGGAAATTAAACTCCATTGCTTCACATTTCAATTTCTCTTTGAGAGGTTTTGAAATGAGCTTTGGAATTGAATCATAATCAACTTCATTGATTTCACAGAAATGCACAATGGCATCCACATATCTCATGCTAGGATTGTTTTTGACAATTGTTTCAATCTCCTCAGCAAACCTACTTGAGCAGTAAAACTTCTTCTCAAAGATCTCTTCAATGTTATTTTCAGGATTGGCCATAGTCCTGTAGTTTGAATTCCACAAACTCTCTAATGTAATCAGAGAGAAGCTGGATGTACTTTCTTTTGTCTGTTTCTTCATAAACAACACATTCTCCATTTTCACAAGACATGATGATGACAAACTTTTTCACCATTATACCAGTCATTTCATATAACATGCAAGCATATGCTGCACATTGTACAAAATAGTGTTCAATCCATTCTTTGGGTTTGGGTTTCTTACTTGTCTTAAAGTCAATTACCGCAAGTTCACCATTATATTCTGCGATACAATCGACAGTTCCTGCAACTCCAAGTTCTAAACTATAAAGTGCTTGTTCAATGGCGTGAATGTTATTGATCTTATTCAGATCAGATTTCGCTTGTTTGAATAAGAAATCAGACAGAGGCTGAACTTCTGGTAAATCTTTGTTTAACAGATAATGTTCAGTCAGTGTGTGCATGTCAGTGCCACGACTTGTTGCTGCCTTCGTAACTCGATTCGCTTCATCATTACCAACTCGTTCTCTCCACTGACGAAAAACCTCACGATTATAATGACTAATAATAGAGGTGATAGATACTAACTTTTGTCCATCAGGAGTGTCGTAGTATCTAACACCATCAATAGTTTCACGTTCAAGTTGTGGATAATCAATTTCAATATGATTGAACATTATAAACCAAGTTCATGTTTAGCAATGATGTACTCTTTAACGAGTCCAGAACGGCAAATGTCTTCTGCCTGAAACTCTATTGTATCAAATGATGGCATATTTGTCAAGATTCTCATGAAATCAACAATACCATTCTTTTCAGCAGTTTTGATAAGATCAGTTTGAGTTGCATCACCACAGAACATGATTTTGGAATCTGTACCAACTCTGGTAATCATCGAATCCAGTTCGTGGAAGTTCAAGTTCTGAAATTCATCAACAAGTACAATTACATTATCAAGAGTAGTTCCACGAATGAATGATGTACTCCAGAAACTAATTGTTCCTTGTGCTTTGAGATTTGCATAGAGCATCTCAAAAGAATTATCATCTGGCATCTCGAACATGTACTTCACCATGTTCTTATATGGGATCTGATAGATATCCGACTTATCCTCATGGTCTCCAGGAAGGAAACCAATCTCACGAGTTGGAACCAATGACCTTACAATGTAAATCTTCTCATAAGGTGTCTTTGGGTCCAAGACATCCAACAGAGCATTATAAAGAGTAATGAAAGTTTTGCCAGTTCCAGCACAACCATAAGCAACCAAGTTTTGATCTAACTTATATTGTTTGAAAAATAACTCTTGATTTTCAGTCAATGGTTCAATCTTCCTGATGTAATCAAGATTGATTGGTTTCTTCCTTTTCATAAGACGATTACTAGTACCAAAGGGAACAGGGTTCTCCTTTCTTTTTCTTGCTGGCATACTTTCAGTCGTAGTGTTTTAGATTACTGCCTGGTTGCTTTTTCGCAGACGAGATAATGTCTTTCCAGCCGGGGTGTTTGGTGTAAAGTTTTCCAAATGGATCCCCCATCTCAACTCCCATAACAGGAGCATTATCTGGAGTGTAATAACGCTCCCAATTAGGATTATCAACTAACCATTGATCCCAGTCGTGAATACTCATCACAACTTCTTTGGTTTCACCAGTTTCTTTGTTTCGAATAGGATACGTCGCCATAATAATTCCTCCAGGTTTTCTATTTAGTTTCACCCCAAGCAGCCTCAGCAATCACTGGGAACTGTTCGGTAAAGATACGCTTACACTCAAGAGCGATTTCCATGTGTTCTCTCTGAGTTCCATTAGCAGACCTCAGGTCAATATAGTGCAACCAGGAACGGAGAGAGCCAGACATATAAAGACGAGTGGGACAAGCAAGAGGTAAAACAAACCTAGCACACTCTTTAGCAATTCCATCATTCAACATCTCCTGATAAAGTTTCATCGCATCATCGAAATGATCCTTCATCTTGAGACGATAATGATGAATCAATTCGGGATCCACATCATCAATAGAGTTTTGACGATTCTTGGTGTCTTGGCGTCGCAGTTCTGGAATGGGGATCGTCTCCGAGAGTAGGGAACTATCAGCATAACGTTGCGAAAATTCTTGATATGTAAATGAGCGGTGACGCAGTATTTGAGCTGCCAAACCTCTGGTTGTCTCAATTTCCAGAGTCATGAATGCCTGCTCGAAAATGCTCCAATGCTTGTGTTTGATACAATAACGAAGAAGTCCAGCAAAATTCTCATTGTTTTGATTTGCTGGATTAGATACCCTCGCACAATAAGCACAATGTTCTTCTGCGTTGGGAGTATATGAAATCAATTTAACGTTCATTTGCTTTCCTTTCTATAGTTTCCATAATCAGTGTAGTAATTCTTGTAAAATGAGATAACTCCAGCACTGATCATATTTCCTTGAGATACCCAATCGTGCGCACATTCATAAATTGATTGATTAGAGTATTTTGGAGATCCATCCACATTTAACTCTGTTCCAAACTTTTGAAGAAGAATCCCAAGAACCTCTTCACGAAGTTTCATTTTATGATCCGAGTATCTCCAATCAGTCAGCGTATCCATCGTCATCGTCCCAAATTTCCTCGTAGTCTGTGATTGGTGTTTGATACTCTGATTTGTATGCTTCAACATCTGAATAAACCTCAGATTCTAGAGCATCAACGAGAAGTCTGAGATTTCTTACAATAAGTTTTAATTTGTCTCTTTCCATAAAAAAAGGGAGGATCTCTCCTCCCATTATAATACCGATTTACCTTTATAACAAGTTTGAAAAAAGTAATAGGGTTAAAAAATTACCCAGATTTTTTTTCCAACATTTTTTGAAACTAAAAGCGAATTTCGTTTCACTTGTTATAAGTGTGTCCTCGGTAACAGAATGTGCCGTGAGTCTCAGATGGTTCGTGACCACAGCGTTCATAATCGACACCGCGATAAGAGGTGGCGTGAATCTGTGCGTCGTGTAATGCAGATGCTTTTTTGATCTGATTACGAATCAAATTGAGTGTGTTCATGAGTTTACTCCTGAAATACTAGGGTGAATTAACTCCCGTTCCTTCAGTCGTTTGCGTCTACACTATCAAAACAGCTAGGTTCAGTGTGTGATTTCCACTTATCAATGATTTTAGTTTTTTCACTCTCAGTAAAAATTTCACTTTCTAGAATACCATTTCGCAACCACACATAATCCTCACAAGAAAAATAATATTCCTGTGGAACATGTAGTGCGAGAATAGTTAGTAATGATAGCATAGATGAACGATCCGTTCCGCGACTTACTTGCGACCCACCGAAGTGGGTTGAACGTAGGTGTATTATAACACCAGTTGCTCTATTTAGAAACCAGCATCTTTGGCTTCATCAATCATTTTAGACACAAAAGTTTCTGTTCCATCCAAAGTCTTAATTGTAAAGAGATTGGACTTTTGATACCTTTTTACCTTCTTATACTCCTTTAAGAGTCGATCAACCTGATCCTGTGGAAGTTCAAATTCCACATCAAAATTACTCTTATCAAATCCTTTACTCATTGTCCAAACCATCAAAGATTTTAGGATTGACTCGACCTTCTGTTTGTGTGATTGAAATCAATCCAGTCCTATATTTGTCCCAATATTCATCGAAAACATCTACTTTTTTGTTGGATGAGACAACATCATATTTTGTTTCACCATCCACAACATAAGTCACAAGAAAAGAGTTGTAGGGTAGTTTTCGGTTATCAGCAAAAGACGGGTCACAATCATCTTTAAGATGAATTGTTGCCATCAGGAACGGCCTCCCCATTGAATGTCTGGATAAGCCTGTTCTACAACACTTCTAGAGAGTTTATACTTGGCTTCCAGTTTCTTGTCCTTAACGAGACAAAGAATGTCGGCTTCTTGAGGATGAAGACCCTCCAACATTTGGATAAACATGGACTCTCTACGGGTCTTGGAGAGACCATCGTTCCCACCCTTCACAAAGTGATAGAGGTTCTTCCACTCTTTCCTCAGAGAGGTGTGATCGGTTCCCACAGGAACCTCATTCCTGTTGAAAGGAACTTCACCATCTGGAAGCATGGAGATGATTGAATCATCAAAGTTCCAAATCAAGATAGAAGTAAGAGCTTCAGTTCTGTATTCCTGAAGTACCTTTACCTTTGCAGCATTAGTTCTTTGTTTGGAAATATGTTCCAGAATCTCAGAAACAAAGGGGTTTGGTGGAAGTGTCTTTTTTGTTGTAGCCATAGTGTTTGTCAATCTCGTTTCAGTTTACCACATTTATTAAGTGTTATCAATCGTCTTCCATTTCAAAGTCATCAAAATTATTTTCAAATCTTACCGCCAGAACTTCATCTGGTATGATTTGTCCATTTTCATCAAACATTTCGGGATGTGTGGGGATAAACTTTGCATCCCTTTGAACCACATATTCTTTTGCAACCCATCCTGCAACTGCTCCCACAAATAAGAACATTACACAAAATAAGACTGCAAATGTAAGAGTTACTGCTAACATCT